GACCTCATTCATGGCATTCAGGCGGTGTCGCTCAGACCGAAGATGTCTATTGCCGCATGTGCGAACCGATACGGCTCGAGTTGAGGGAGCTGTGCCCTGGAAAGGTTCAGGCCGTATTCGGGCTTGCTGGCTTTTCCTTCATAATCCCGATCAACGAATAGTTTGTCCGGTTGCGTCCAACGTGATGCCGGGATGAGATACTGGTCTGGCGTACGGCTATCTGCGAACAGGGTGAGGGCAAGCAGGAGATTTGGCCGCAGGCGAAAGACCTCTTTGCGAACAAATACGTAGTTGAGTTTTCGAACGGATTTCACCTGCACATCCCAATATCTGTCCGGCTCCTGCCGTACCACGAAATCAATCCCGCGATCATCGACTTCGGCGGAATAGACATCGAGGCCCAGCATCACGAATTGCATTTTGGTGTAGTATTCGGCGTATCGGCCTATTTGCAGATGACTCAGCCGGCTCCAATCGTGTTTCAACCAAACCTCCAGAATAAATTAAAGTGCGCCGTCAAGACCTGTCTACGCCGGCACCAGCTCGAGCGTCCAGAGCAACCGTTCCCGGTCCCGCTTCGGCTCGCCCTGGATGGTGAAGTTCTCGACGCCAATGCTGATCCCATCCCCCGGCTTCGGGTTCGCCATCTCGGAGGTTCGCACATCGATCAACGTCGTGTCCGACAGGATCCGCGCCGCCCCGAAGGCTGTGACCTCATCCGGCGCCTTGCGGATCACCCGGATCGGCTGTGGTGCGCCGCCTGACGGATACCAGGTGGCATCCACAGCCATGTTCACGTCCTGGAACAGCGCTTCCATAGCCGCCGCAAAGGCAGTCATGTCACCCAGCCTCAGTTCGAGGAGAACAGCCGCACCGCGAGGCCCGGGCGCTTGTTGACCGGCAGGATCGAGGCCTCGGTGAGGAGATCGATGCCATCACCGCGCTCGCGGGTCATCTGGCGGGCGTAGAGTTCCAGGCCGACGGTGTTGGCGGTCTCGATCAGGTTGGCCGGCGCCCCGTAGGTGGTGAAGGTGTCGATGGTGCCCATGGGGAAGGCAATGCCTTCGCCCGCCGGGATCAGCCGCTCGGCGGTGCCGTCCGAAAGGGTCACGCTCGCATTGTACTCCTCGAACAGGATGCCGGCGAAGGGGAAGGCGCGGCGCATGTCCTCGCGGAGCGGCTGGGCGCCGGAGGCATAATACTGGTAGGCCGTTTCCACCGTCGCATGCCCGATCAGCTTGTCGAAGAACTCCGGCGAGACCAAAGCCCGCACCCCGGTCATGGTCTCGCCCTTCAGCTCGGTCTCGATCTGGCGCAGCACCGCGCGCACCTTCTGCTGCACCTTGGTGCCGGCCGTGCCGAGGACGAAGTCGGTCTGCTGCTGGGCAATGCCGAACTCGGTGAAGTAATCATACAGCGTGGTCCCGGCGCCGTCCTTGACGATGCCCCTGAGCGCATTGATCTCCATGTATTCGCGGGTCTGGGCGTGCTTGTTGCGCATCAAGGTCAATTTGCGGGTCATGATCGAAACCAGCGGATCGGCATCGTTGCCGGAGCCGATCGCCCGCACACCCTGGATGTCGGCGGGCAGGATCACGTCGTTGTGGGGAATCCACGGCACCGCGAAGGAGCGCATGGTGCGCCCCTCCCGCGTGCCGACGGTGGCGGGGGCGCCCAGGGGAACGGACGGCAGCAGGCTCAGCACCCCTTCGCGGGCCTCGATCACCACACTGCGCTGGGTGATCCCTTCGAAGCGGAACAGGCCGAGTTGCCCGAGCCTCGTGTAGATGTTGGGCAGGATGTTGATGGCGCGGGTCATTTCCGCAAGGGAATAACCGCCCGCGTCAAACGGGTTGATGATGGCAGGCATCAGATTTTCTCCGGTTGGGAATGGGGGATGGATCAGGCGGCGTCGCGCGGCACGATCCCGGCGGCGGCCAGCTGGCCTTCCTTGGTGGCGATCTTGGCGGCCGTGCCGACGGTGGCGTCAAAGTTCAGCTGCGCCTTCGAGACGATCACCGGGCCGCGGGCGACGATCAGACCCACGGCATCTGCCGCCGTGGCGTCCACCGCCTCGATCAGCACCGCGACGGCAACCTCCGCCCCGTCGGTGCCGGTATCGGGCGAGAGCTTGTACTTGCCGCTGGCGGTGATCTTTCCAAGGACGGCACCGAGGGGGTAGTTCGTGCCGGCCAGCAACGTGACGGTCTCGCGGCAATAGTCGGGGTTTTCCTCGTATTTGAGGAGATCGCCCATGGAGGGCGGCTGGGTGAGAACGGGCATGATTGCGTTCCTTCATCTGCAATTGTTCAGGTGGTGGCACCGGCGGCGGCAGCTTTCGCAGCCGCGACCAGCGGGCTTTCCTTCGGCGCGGGCTCGACTGTTGGCGGGGCGATGGACGCAACGATCGTTGCATCGGTGGTCTTCGCCAGTTGTTCCAGCACGGCACGGCGCAAGGCATCGGGGGCGGTGCCGGCCCGCACGGCCTCGGCAGCATCGATGGTCAGCCCGAGGCGGGAGGCCTGGGCCGCGATCTCGGCAATCTCGGCTGCCTGGGCACGGATCTGCGCGGCCGGGTCGGGCTCGGGCGCGGCCGGGAGAGGGGCGGGCGTCAGGGCTTGAGCGGGGGGCGTTTCTTCGACCGGGGCAGTTGCCTCGGGCGTTGCCCCCATCTCGGGCGCAGTCGCTCCCGCCTCCGTCGTTTCCTCCGATGCCGCAGGTTTTGCATCAGTCTTGCCTTTCACTGCCATGGTGTCGGTCCTTTCCTTGTCGAGAGATTTGCCTGTGGGGGTTCTGGTGAGTGGTGGGGAATCCAGCGCAGCCAGCAGGTCGGCATGCGCGCCTTCCAGCGTGGAGATGCCATCGGCCAGCCCGGCCGCCACCGCGTGTTGCCCGCGGTAAATCGCGGCTTCGGTGGCGGCGATGGCCTCAGGGGTCATGCCGCGCGCTCGGGCCACGCGGGCAACCAGCCGGGCATAGAGATCGTCCACGTCCGCCTGGATGTCGGCCAGGGCCTCGGGCGAGAGCGGGATGTGCGGATTGCCATCTGCCTTCTTCGCCCCGGCATGGATCAGAGTGTATTTGCGGCCCTCGGCCTGGTCGTGCGCGCTCTGATCCACGTGCACGGCAATGACGCCCACCGAGCCGACCTCGCCGGTTTGCGTGACCAGGAGGCGGTCGGCGACCGAAGCGATGGCATAGCTGGCTGACAACGCCTGCTCGCGGGCAATGGCCCAGAGCGGCTTGCCGGTCTCGGCCTTCAGCGCCTCTAGGCGATCGGCGAGATCGAACAGCCCCGCAACCTCGCCGCCGGGGCTGTCGATCTCCATCAGCACGCCGCGCGTACCGGGATCGGTGAAGGCGGCCTCGGCTGCGGCGGCAATGTCGTCGTAGCTCGCAATCCCGAACAGCCCGGTCAGCCAGTCGCCGCGCTGCACCAGGGGGCCAAGGATGGGCAGATGCCCAATCCCACCCTCGGTCATCTGCCAGCCGGGACCTGCGGCTTGCGTTGCCGGGGTTTCGCCCAGAAGCGCCTCCAGCGCGCGCGGGGCCAGCGCCAGCGGGCGGGCAGCCAGCCGGCGGGCAAGCATGTCGGTTCGGGTCATGGATTTGGGGTGTCCGTGGTATCGGCCGGCGTATCGCTCGGCGCATCGACCAGCTGCGCCGCGCCTTGAGCGGGCGATCCGGGGCGGCGGAAGTCGAGGCCAAGCTCCGCCTCGCGCCTACGCTCCGCCGCGATTTCCTCGTCCACCTGGTCGGCGTCGTAGCCGCGCTGCTTCATCCCCATGGAGCGGCTCTTGAGGCCGGCCTCGATCTCGGCAATCTCGGCGGTGATGTCCTTGAGCGGGTCCACCCATTCCCATTTCGGGGGCAGCCACTCGCATTTGAGCCAGGCCCGGCGGGTGGCGTCATAGCGCGGCAGATCCAGCGCGCCGGCCATCACGGCAGTATCCATCCACCGTGCCCAGACCGGCTTGCACAGCTGGTGGATCAGCACCCGGTGCTGCCAGGCAATGACGCGACGCCGGAACTCGATGATGGAGAGGCGCGAGTTGGCGAAATTGGCCTTGGCGAGATCGTTGCTGACGTATGAATACGGCACGCCCAGCGCGGCCGAGACCTGCAGCAGCGTCCGGTACTGGAACGGCTCGTAAGTCGGCCCGCTGTCAGGCGGCGAGGGCGTATCGATCGCCTCGCCCGGATCGAGCCGCACCACCTGTCCGGGCTCCACCGCCAGCGGCTCGTCAGGGGAATCGAGCGGGGCATCAACCTGCGGCGAGGTCACGAACAGCGCAAACATCGAGCTGACCTTCTTTCGCTCGAGCTCGGCGTCGTCGTACTGATCGAGAAAGAACAGCTTGACGATCGCGGGTGCAAAGCGCGAGACGCCCCGCACCTGACCGGCCTCCACCGGATCGATCACGTGGATCACCTCGCTGGCCGGCACGCGGACCTTCTCGCCGGCCTGGCCGGTTTCTGTCACGTCTCCCGGGTGCCGGCGCAGGAAGTGATAGGCAACACGCCGCCCGATGGGATCGAACTCCACCCCCTGTCGGATCATCCCGCCACCCGGCAGATCCCTGTTGTCGTTGAGCGGCAGCATCTCGGCCGGGATCATCTGCAGCTGCAGGGGAACCGACAGCCCGTCCTCGGGCCGGCGCGGGCGAAAGCGGAAGAACACCTCGCCCGCCAGGAACAGCTCCCGCGCGGCACGACGCTGCAGCCCGTAGAAGTCGGTCAGTCCTTCGGCATCGGCCTCCGCGACCCATTCCTGCCAGAGGGACTGGATCGCGGTCTTCCTGGCCTCATCCTCGACCTTCGAGGTCGGCTTGACCCCGTCGCCCACCGCGTTGCCGGTCCAGCTTTCGAGCGCATTCAGCGCATAGCCGTTGTTGCGAACGAGCCACCGCGCCCGGGCGGTGATCGTCGGGCCGGCCTGCGCGATCAGCGTGTTCACATGGGCGCGGCTTGCCTGAAAGCGCAGCAGACGCCGGCCCTGCAGCCCCGCCTCGAAGCCGCCGATGAAGGCGCCGATCCGGCGACGCAGACCTGTCATTACCGCCATGTCAGAGGCCCTTGGAGGCGGTGACACGCGTCACGCGGCGGTTGGCGGTTGTGCCGGTCTCAGCCGCGATCCTCGCTTCCAGGTCGGCAATGGCGCGGGCCATTTCGGCATCTGAACCATATGTGACGGTCTTGCCATCATAGCTGGTCGAGCGCACGCCACGGAACCGCGCCGCCAGCAGCGCATCCAGCTGCGCCTGCATCTCGGAGAGCGTCATTTCCTACCTCATCATGTTCGGCGTATAGACCCGCCGCTTGCGCCGCGGGGTGCGCGGCTGGCCGGCGGTCGGCTCTGGTTTTGGCTCGGGGGCCTCGAGAACCGGTGCCTCTTCTTCCCGCGCAATTCCGACCTGCGCCTCCAGCGATTGCCAGGTGCTTTCCGCCCAGCGCTCAGTGCCGAACAGCCAGGCGGCGGCGCGGGCGTAGACCCGGCAGTCCAACGCCTCGTTGCGTTCGCGCATCTTCTGCCATTCCATCTTGGCAAAGCCGCGCCGGTCGCGCCGGGTGACCAGCTGCTCGGCGGTCAGCTGCTTCAGCCACTCGCTGTCGATCCAGTCGGGCAGGTGGATGGAGCCGGGCGGAGGTGTTTCACCATTTGCAATATCTTCGTCTGTCGGCCGCGGCAGGCGCAAAAACCGATAGGTTTCCGACTTGAACACCGCCGTGGCGATGGTCCAGAGCTTCGCCCCGCGCCGGATGCGCTTGCCGCCTTCTGTCGCGTCCACGAATGTCGGCCCGGTCACGGGGGAGGCCCGGTTGAACCCCTCGACCCCCTTCACCGGCACCACCTGCGCGCCGGTCTGCTGGCGCGCCCAGCTGTAGACGGCGGCCGACTCGTACCCCGTGTCGATGGCCAGCTTGCCGATCTGCATCTGGGCACCGTTTTCGTGGGGCCAGGTGCGGCTCAGCAGAGCGCTCAACTCCTGCCAGCAAGCTGGATCGGCCGGCCCGCCATCGATCACCACGTGATCCACCAGCCAGCTTTCCAGCCCACGGCCCCAAGCCCAGACATCAATTTCCAGGCGGTCCTTCTGCACATCGGCCCCGGCGGTCAGGAACAGGCCGCGCTCCGGCACCTTGCTCGGCGCCCAGCGCTCGCGGCGCTCATAGAGCCGCTGCCAGTCGGGCGCCTCGCCGCTTTCGGCCCAAGTCTCGCCCAGGATGGTGTTCTTCAATGTCTTCAAGGCGGAATCGTTGCCCTTTGCTTCTTCCCACTTGCGGGCAATGGCGGCCCAGCTCAACCAGCCCAGCGGTGAGTAGAGCCCGTTGATGTGGAAGCCGACAATGCCGGCGGCCTCGGCTTTCTCGCGCGTTTCCTCATCGGCCGTGGGCTGCCAGCAGGCACCGTTCTCCTCGGCCATCATCTGCGTCTTGAAGCGTTCCTCGATCGCCTCTTCACAGTGTTCGCAGATGTACCGCGCAGTCTCCGGCTTGCCCTTCTCCCACCGCAGGCGCTCGAACTTCAGCCATTGCAGCCCCCCGCAATGGGGACAGGGCACGTGATAGCGGCGCTGGTCCGAGAGCTGGAACTCTCGCTCGATCCGGCTGAGCCCGGTGACTGTCGGGGTGGAGGCGAGGAAGATCTTCGCGCGATGCCCGAAGCTGTTGGTCCGTGCCTCGGCCAGCTGCACCGGGTCGCCTTCGCCATCGACGTCGCCCGGGTAGGCATCGACCTCGTCCATGAACACCCAGCGCGCCGGCATCGAGCGCAGGCCCACCGCCGAGTTGGCACCCGTCAGAATCAGCTGCCCGCCGGGAAAGCGCTTGGCCAGAACCGTGTTGCCGCTGTCGCGCGAGCGCGACGGGCTGACCAGGTCGCGCAGCGCCGGGCTGTCCTCGATCAGCGGGTCGATGCGCTGTTGCGACAGGCGTTTCGCGAGATCCACCGTCGGCTGCACCGCCAGCATCGGTCCCGGCGCGCGGTGAATGCAGTAGCCGATCCAGTTGTTGCCGCCCTCGGTGGCCCCCACCTGGGCGGGTTTCATGAACACCACCCGCCGCGCCGGGTCGCCGGGCGACAGTGCATCCATGATCCCCCGCATGTAGGGGGTGCGGGATGTACGATAGGGGCCTGCTTCTGATGCGGCCCGAGAAGACAGGATCCTGTGCCGGTCGGCCCACTCGGACACCGTCAGGGCCGGGTCAGGCGCAAGCCCTTTCAGCCAAGCCCGCCTGATCTCCTTCGTTCCATCGTCCTCATCCGAACTCAATCTCGATCTCCGCCAGCTCCGCGAGGTGCCGGCGGAGGTGGTGCTCCAGCACCTGCTCCATCAGATGGGCTTCAACGCCAAGCTCGGCCGCCATGTCGGCGGCGACCCGCGGCGGCCAGTTCATCCAGGCGTCGCGCTCGCGCCGGGCAAGATCGAAGACCAGCGCCGTGGCCTTGGCGCGATCCACCAGTTCGCCCTTCATCTTTTGCAAACGCAGCCTTGCGGTCTGGGCCTTCAGCACCTCGTTGGCCATGCGGGCGCGCAGGAACGACATCTCGCCGCCCGGGGCCGTGGTGCCGGCCTCGCGCAGGGTGTCATCGACGGCCTTGATGGCCGCGCGGGGGACTGGCTTGCCAGATGGGTGCCGCTTCATCGGGTCGGTTTGCAGATCCCACTGCCGGTCGGCCTTCACCGGGTCGATGGTGCCGCCCTTCTCCAGCGTGATCCGGCCCGTGGCGATGGCCTTGCGCACGGCGCTTTCGGCCACGCCGCGATGGCGTGCATAGGCGCGGCGGGATAGTCCCATGGGAACGCTCCGATCAGATCGTAATCCGGTGGCGCATCATAACGCCATGATATTGCTGCGATTATAGTGGATAACGGCGGCCGGGTACGCGATTCTGTCTGCACGAACACGACGCAAGCAACGGAGAAAGCCCATGACCGCCGCGATCCTTTCCACCGAAAACCAAGCTTGGGGCTTCTGGGGAACCATGTCTCGCCTGGAAACGGCAATGCCGGTGGACACGGGCGCTGCGTGGGAACTGGCCTACGCGGCCATCGGCGAGGCGACCGGGCTCGATACCAACGCCATCCGGGCCTTTCTCGATTCCCGGTACGGGCGCCACTTTGCCGACGACATAGCCAGCGAGATTGTGAGTGGGCAGGATCTCACAGACGCAATTGCTGTCGCCACAACGCGCTGGATGAACTGGTCGATCAGCCGCCGCACCAGCCGGGAAACCGGTATCCCGGCGGGCCTTCCCTATCTGACCGGCTTTGCGATGCACGCCGAAATCGAGGCGGAGGCCGAAGCCGCCGATTGATCCCGTCGCCCCCCGGCCTCGCCCCGCCACGCGCGGGGCTTTCGGCGGTGGAATGGCCCGCATCCCGCGCGCCCAAAGCCCGGAGGTCATGATGCCTGAACTTACCGATACCCAGATCCTGATCCTGTCCCGCGCATCGCAGCGCGATGACCTTGTTGCCCTGCCGCTGCCCAGCCGGCTGCGCGGGGCGGCCGCGAAGAAGGTAGTTACGCCGCTGATCGAACGCGGGTTTCTGACCGAGGTCGATGCCGATCCTCGCAAGCGCGGCGCTCTCTGGCGCCAGCGGCAGGACGGGTCGTTTGCCACGCTTGCCATCACCGATGCCGGGCTCGAGGCAATCGGCGTCGAGATTGACCCACCCCAGCCTGAGCCGGTCGCTGACCCGGCGCCGGAACGCCCTGCCCAGCGCAAGGGTACGAAACAAGCCATGCTGATCGAGATGTTGCGCGCAAAGGACGGCGCCACCCTCGACGAGATCACCGGGGCGACCGGTTGGAGGAAGCACACCGCGCGCGGTGTGATCTCCGGCCAGCTGAAAAAGCGGCTGGGACTGAACGTGGTGGCCGAGGCCGATGCCCAGCGCGGGCGGGTCTATCGGATCGCCGATTGAACGCCCGCTGTAGGTTCAGGTGGATTGTAATCGCCAGCCCTTCGATAAAGCCATGATATTGCTGCGATTATAGTGGATAGGTGTGCCCGGTCGATCAATCCTGTGGACGCGAAACGACACGACCCACGGAGACCGCCCCCATGCACAGCCAGATACACACCGTCACCGACCTCATGACCGCCGCCGCTAGAGCGCTGTGCGAAGGGGATCAGGCCGCCCTGTTCGAGCTCATCGAGATCAGCGCCAACTGGCTTCAGACCGAGGATGAGGCCACCGCCCAGCGCGCCATGCTGGAAGCGATGATCGAGGCCATCGACAACACCCCCGACAGAGGGTGAGGCCGCCACAGGCGCCCACACGAGGCCCAAACGCTTGCGCTGCCCTTCATGGGGCGGCATTGTTCGTTGTGGCGCCTGTCGCGCGCACACGTGCCGCCTCGAAGGCCCGTCGCAGGACAAAGGAGCGCAGCACCGAGATGGCCGAGAACAGGGCGGCCAATTGCAGGTTCTGGCGCAGCGTGGCGTGCAGGCCAAAGGCCGGGAAGGCCAGGACCTGGGTAAGGACCGCCAGGCCATAGCCGAGGACGACGTTTGTGATTGCTTCGATCAGCGACATCAGCCGGCTCTGCTTCATTCCTCCCCCTCATTCATTGCACAGCTGAGCCGCCAGAACTCTGAGCGCATGCGCCGCAACCAGGGGGACCACGCCGTTGCCACAGAGGCGAAGGCGGTCCACCCTTCCGGCCAGCCCATCAGCGCCTCGACGAAGGCTGGGTTCAGCGTGCGGGGCGTGGCGGAGGTATTCGTTCCAACCTTCGGCGTCGCCGGGGCCAGGGGGGAATGCACGGTGAAGTTCGCCAGCTGATCCATATGCCGGCGGCCCGTGCCGTTCTTCTCCACATGTTCCCGGCTGTTGGCGCCCTTGGCATCGCGCGCCGCCGGGGTCGGCCACAGGCGGCTGGCGTGCGTCAGATCGGCCGCCTTGCGGTTGCCCGCGCTCGGCTTGTTGCCGTCGCTCGCCATCGGCGTCGGCCAGCGGCGCAGGAGTTCCGTCCGGTTGCCGCCGCTCGATCTCTTGCCAGAGCAGGCGCGCGGGGTCGGCCAGGTGGTCGTCTTCCCGGTGGGCGAGGACGAACAGCCGCTCGCGCCTGTGGGGCGCGCCGACTTCCGCCGCCGTGAAGAGGCCCGCCGTAACTCTGTAGCCCATGCCGACCAGGCCTCGGGCGACCTCGGGAAAGCCGAGGCGGAGATGATGAGCGACATTCTCGAGGAAGACGAAGGGCGGTTCAGCCTCCCCGATGATCCGCGCGACATGCGGCCAGAGGTGGCGGGGGTCGTTCGCGCCCTTGCGCTTGCCGGCGACGCTGAACGGTTGGCACGGATAGCCCGCAGTGACGATGTCCACCGCGCCACGCCACGGGCGGCCGTCGAAGGTGGCAACGTCGTCCCAGACAGGAGCCTGCGCCAGGGCCTTGTCTTCCATCCGCGCCACGAGGATGGCCGCGGCACAAGCGTCCCGTTCGACATGACACACAGTGCGATATCCGGGGCAGGCGATGTGCAATCCAAGCTCGAGTCCGCCGGCGCCGGAGCAGAGCGAAAGGCCGAAGAGGCTTGCGTCATCTGTTCCGGCAGGCAGGCCGGGGGGAAATATAGCCACGCCATCCATCGCCTCAGCGCGGGTTGTCGGCCACATCGACAAAGGTCTGGCCGGTTTCCTCCAGCACCGCCTGCTTGCCCGTTGCCTCCTGCCAGCGTTTGATCGCCACATCCACGAAGGCCGGCTGCAACTCCATGGCAAAGACCTTCCGGCCCAGCGCCTCGCCGGCGACGATCTGCGAGCCGGAGCCCGAGAACGGCTCGAAGCAGATCTCGCCCTTCCTGGTGTGCCGACGCATCGGGATGGCGAACACCTCAAGGGGCTTCTGGGTCGGATGCTCGGCACCGGCCGGGCGGGCGGCGCCCTCCCAGTCCAGTTCCCACACGCTGGTCACGTTGTGATCGTTGCCGCCCAGGTGCGGCGGCTTGTTCCCCTGCTGCCAGCCCATGAGGCAGGGCTCGTGCCGCCAGGGGTAGTAGCTGTGGGTGGGGATGGCGGCGGGCTTCACCCAGACGATCTGCTGGTGGTTCAGGACACCCAGATCAGTCCACACGGCCTCGATCATTGCCGCGCGCTTGTGGGCGTGCCAGCAATACCAGGCGGC